CGCGCTTCTTCAAAGTGTTCAGCCGTCATCGAGAAATTGTTGATTTCGTTTAGCAGGGTCTGGTTTTCAGCCATCTCCTGCTGTTGCTTCCACCCCATGACCTCGCCACGGACGGTGTTCAGTTCGTTTTGCAACTGATACACCATCGGGTCGATGGAGGGTTGGGCAGTCTGCTGACCACCCTGCATAACTTGGTTAAGGTTGATGCCGTATGACGCAGCCAATTGCGTCAGGTACTGCATCTTCTGCGCCGGGGGGCTATTACGCAGCGTGTAATCGGCCTGCGCGAGAGCGGCAACCGCCTGCTCCGGCTTCAGACCCAGCCCTTGAATGGTCGGCAGGTACGGCTCCAGCGCCTGATTCATCGCATCGGCAAACTGCGCCTTGGAGAGCAACGGCTCTACGCCGCGCTTCATCTGCTCTTCGCGTTGCCAAGCGTATTCTTGAATCTTGGGGTCAGCCTTTGCCCAATGCTCGTGATATTCCTTCTTCCACGAGGCAGGCGGCTTGCGCCACAGGGGTTCTTCGGCGGCTTCTGCGGGTTGCTCTTGAACCTCCGCAAAGCGGCCTTGCTCGTCCCGCCCCTGTGAAGGGGTTTGTTCGCTCTGCTCAAACTGCTGTTCAAGCAACTCCTTGCGGTCGAGCGTCTCTGCCTGTGGGGCCTGTTCCATTACCGTCTCCTGTGGGGGTCGTGGGTAAATCGGACTTCATCGCGCAACCGCGACAACAACTTGTTGGCATCCGAGTGGGTCATGCTCGACAACTGGTGACGCAGCACATCCACTCGATTGTTCTTGGGTTTTTGCTTGCTGACGAACTTTGTCGGGTCTTCGTTGCCAACCTCGACGCAGCCGTGAGCCTTGAGGTGCAGACGATGCTGCGAACGGGAAGTAATCATGCGCCCGTCAATCATCGACTTGTACGGCGCGATGTCCGGCATGATGTAGTGATGCCGACCGCTTGCGTCACGCTTGCGCTCGACAAACTCACCATCAACCATTACATAAGTTCGTTTCATAGCAGCAACAATACTTCTTCGTCGTCCATTTCCTGATGCTCTCGCATCAATCGCTCAACCCTATCAATGTCAGTTAACAGGGAGTCCCAGTTAATTGTTGGTTGTGCGATGTTAACAGTTATATGCGGCTCTACAATCGTTTCGGCAATCTCTGGGCGTGCCTCAAGCAGTTGTTCGTAAACCGAGATTAACTCTTGCTTGCGCTTTTCGCGTTTTTCTTGCTCTTCTTCCCAATGCTTCTTGCGCTTTTTATCGCCTTCGTGGGAATCGCCGATGACGATGATGGGTTGGACGGAGGCGGTGAGGGTGCCGGTTGCTCCGGTCGCTTCCACACCGGCAAGTGCAACCTCTCCTTGAAGGTTAACAACACCTGTTTGACCAGATGCTCCCAGACCGGAAAGGGCAACCTCGACCGAATCGGTTTCATCTCCAACGACTCCAACGGCGCTGACACCCGTAAGGCCCGTCTCAAGGCTTGTTCCGACGCTTCCCGTCGCACCCGTTGCAGCGTTGCCCGTGAGCGTGACGCTTTGCTGGGTGCCGAGGCTACCAACGCCGCCGGTTCCGGTGACGCTTGTGACCGGGAGGCTGTCCCATTGCGCGTCATCCCATGTACCTGTATTCCACGGCCCTTTTGCCACGACTCATCACGCAATCCGCAGAAGCGCGGTTGACGCATCGTTGGTCGGCATGGTCAGGATAAAGTTACCAGCCGTTACCGTCTGCGACCCGAAGGTGTAGACCGCGACCGCTTTGTCGGCCTGCGTGCTGTTGTATATCAACACAGCGTCAAACGCCGTGGTCAGGGTCACCCCGGTATAGGTCAGCGAGGCAGAGGGTGTCCAATACGCCGTGGTTCCCGTTGAGGTAGGCGCTGTGGCGTTGGAGACGGTGATGCCGCCTGCGCTATACCCCGCACCCGAAACCTCCCCAGAGGCGTTATAGGCGGTCGTGGCAGCGTTAACCGTTGCGCTGGCAAGGTAAAGCGCCGCCTTGAAGGTGTCCTTCGCGGTCGAACCACGGGTAGGCGGGGTGCCGATGGCGTGTACGCCGCCGAGGATTTCGACCTTAAACGAGGTACACATTGCCTGCGTGTTAGGCATCAGAATTTCTCCAGTTCGCCAAAGAGGGCCGGGGCTTCCTTAAGGTGGACATGGACAGACCGATGCACCAACTCGCCCTCATGCCAATATTCCACCCAACGGGTATGTTCGTGGTCGTTATCGACCTCGCCCTCGCGCTTATCCAGCAGGGCTTCGTCCATCATCCCTTTGGTCGTCGTAATCATTGCAGTCGCGGCTCCAGTTCAAGGGCTTGCTGCACCGCCTCCACGCCCACCGCACGCCCATCAGGGCCGCGCACGATGCGCTTGGGGGCAGTCAGCGTGGCAAGGGCAGTACGCACGCCCTTCATGTTCTCGTCGTTGGACGATGCCATCTGACCGTAAAGCGCCACGAGGTTCTGCATCGCCTGCCTTACCTCGCCGCCCATATCCTGCATGACGCGCTCGGTGACGGCTTGCTGCTGCTCCAGAGCGGGGATGTCGAGGCCGGGGTTAGCCGAGATACGGGCGACCATGACCTTTGTGGCAGCGTCCAAGTCGGCCTTGTACTTCGCCATCTGCTGCTCTGCGGCGATTTTCTGCTGTGCAAGTTGCGCCTCGAACTGCTGCTTCATCTGCTCCAGTTGCTGGTCATTCTGCGCCTTGAGCGCCTCGACCTGCGCCGATTGCTGCAACTTGGCCTGCTCAATCTGCATGAGCATCTGCGACTTGGCCTGTTCAGCCTGTGCCTCCATCTGCGCCTGTTGCGCGGCGGGGTTCTCACGGGGCTGCGCTGCCATTTGCTTCAACTGCTCCGTTGCAGCGTCAATCGTACCCTCAAGCGGACGCGCCGCCTTGAACGCCTGCACGCCGTACTTGAGCAAGTCCATCATCACCGGGACAAGTTCCGGCGAGGCTTGACCGACCGGCAGCGCCTGCTGCAAGAAACCGCCGAAGGCTTGCAGGAACTGGAGCCTGTCCTGCTTCTCTTGCACCTCGTCAATCTGCACAAGACTGTCAGCGGCGATGTCGATGCGGAAGTTACGCAACGGTTTGTCGCGGATGAGTTGCAACGCCTGCGGGATGAGCGCCTTGTCAGCGTCCGACATCTGCTCTGCGGCAGAGTAAGCGAGGATGGTCTGCGGCTGGTACCGCATACACATCACCTGCGCCTTGAGCCTGATGACCTCGGTTGCGAAGAGCGCCACATCTTCCTGCATCGACCGCAGGCGCAGGCCAGCGTACTGACCCTTGATTTGCTGCGCCGTTGCCGTCTCCGAGGCCGCAGATTGACCACGGATGATGTCGCTGATGCCCGTGATTTCGTATATCTGACCCTTAATGTCAGCGCGTGCTTGATAACATTGGATGAGCGCCTGCGCGATGGTGTCGAGCGGCAGCAGGTCAACGCTGCCCTTCAAGCCGCCCTTCTCGCTAAACGCCGCCCATTTGTCCACCGGGATGAGGGCATTGTTGTCGCCCTCGGTCATCAGACGCTGCAACGCCGGTTGGCTGGCATCGTACACGCCGCGCACACGCAGCGCCTTGACCAGACCATCGATGCGGTCGGAGAGGATGTCCAACTCCATCGCTTGGTCTTGGTACAGCACGAAGTCTGGGACAGGCACAAGGTTGTCCGAAGTCGTCGTGGCGTAGAGCGGCTTCGGACAGGGGAAGAACCCCTCAAAGTTAAGCGGGTCGTCACGCACATCAATAAAGTGCGACATACCCTTCGACAACCAGTAGACCTTCAGCGTCTCCTTGTCCCAGAGTTCGCAGATTTTGGCGAGATTGTATTGCCGCTTGCTGTCGCGGTAGGCGTTGAGCGTCTCCGGGCCTTGGTCGGTCGGTATCTGACGCGCCATTTCCTCGCCGAAACGCTCTACAAGCGCCTCACGGGTCATATAGACCCAGCGCCATACCTGACCCACCTCTTCCCAAGTCCGGCCCTGTGAGTGTCCAAAGTCCTTCCAATGGACATAATCGACCGGGGCGCGTTCGTATTCAATCTCTTCAAGCGGCGGCGGTGCGCCCTCGCCCTGTTCGATGGCAGAGGTGATGGATACGCCATCATCCTCTACGCCAATGGGGGCAACATGCGGCTCGTACCGCACCCATGCCGTGCCGCGACCGCCGAGGAACCTGTCCTCGACATCGTATTTCATGGTCGAGCGGAAATCGGGGTAGTGCTCAATCTCAAAGTCGATGGCGCGTTCGACCAATCGTGCAGCGACACGCCCAACGGGGTCGTTATCGCCGAAGCGTCTGCTTACATCAGCCTTTGGCAGTTTGGCGTAAACGGCAGGGATGAGCGTTTGGACATTGCTCCAGAGGATGTTGAACTTGGCGGTTTCGTTGCCGCCCGAGCCTCTGGTGTCGTCGCGGTAACGCTTGACGAGTTTCTTTACCCGAGCCTGCCACTTGGCAAACTCGTTTTCATAGGTGCCGATGACCCGCAGGTACTTCTCAAGTTCTTGGCTAACGCGCTCGTCCATCTGTCAGTCCTTCTTGTTTCGCGCAGAGATGGCTCTAGCCTTTGCCTTCGCATCTTCCTTGCTCGACGCACCCCAAGCACGCAGCGCAAGCGCAAGGCGGGTCGGCTTGCCGTTCTTCTCCATCGGCCCAGCCATGTTGCCCATGCGTGCGAGGAACGATGCGCGGCGAGGATTGTCGCCGCCCTTCACCGGGGGCTTGAGGGTGCCGCCCGTCTCACGCTTATACGATGCGCGACCAGCGGCGTTGAGGCCACCCTTCGGGTTCTTGCCTTCCTTACGCTGCCACGCTGCGCTCATCAGTAACCCTTTTTCTCTGGTTTAGCGGTCTTGGCAGACTCGCGGAACGCCTTTGCGGTCGGCGCACCAGCCTCTCCGGGCTTTCGCATCCTTTCGCCGGAGCCAGCCTTGATGCGCTCCTGCTTCGCTAGGATGTTGGCGTAGAGTCCGGGCTTACGGTTCATTTGCTGAACAGTCCAACTGCCAGCACGGCAGCGCCTGCACCCGTCGTGACCTTCCACGGGCCGGTAGCCGCGTTGAGGCCAAGTTCCACGACATACACGCCAACAGCAGTACTCGCTGGGATGGAAAGGATGGTCGTGCTGCCGTCGATGATGCTGACGGTTGAAGTCAGCGCCGTTGATACCGTCACCACGATGCGATGCAAGTAATCGTTTGCCGCGCCGTTGGTGCCAAGCACCTGCGCGGTCTGCGAAACGGCGACCGTCTCGTAGGGGTATTGATACGGAAGATTTACGCCACTCATATTCGCGCCCTCCTTGAGACGCTACGCTCGTGAACCTGCCACATGTCGTTTAGCGTGACCTCATTCTGTGGCCCAACAATCAAGGTCTTGCTCTCTAACGGCCTCTGCGCGGACGGTTCAGCCCTCCACGCAACTGCCAACATACGGAAAGCGTCGGCAGGGTGTGATGTCCAATCGTGTCGAGGTGATGCCCTAAACGCTTTCGTGTCTTCACTATACTCCCGCTGATACTGGCGTAAAGCCTCTATTCCGTCGCCACATTTTACGGAATTAAACCAAGTTCGGGGCAACATTTGACGAATTGCTTGGATTCCGTCCTGCAAGCCGATGTTTGGCACCACGGACAAATGGTTGATACCGAGGTGGTCAGCCAACTGCTCTACGATGCTGCGCCCCGTTTGAAGCGACTTCGCCCGTGCGTCATGCGGCAGGTGATGCTTGCCGTAGGTGTAACCCTTGTTAACGACTACCTCTGCAATGGCGCGGATGTCTGCACCAGAGACTGCGTAGAAGTCGATGACGCGCACCTCGCCGCCCACCACCTGATACCACCATATTGCGGTGTCGTCGCGGTAGCCCAAGTCCCATGCGGTGTGTACCGGATACCCCGGCTCAAAAACTACACGCTCGTTAATGCGCGGCTCTGCCTGTCGCATCTCTGTGCCGAAAAACGCGCCGAGGATAGCCGCCTCGAAACTGCACTCAAACTCTTGGAGGTATTGGTCCTCCGATAGTTGGGCTTTCGCTGCGTTAAGTTCGCTTTGGGGTAACAGCCCTGACTCGCTGGCAGGTAGGCGCAACAGGAACCAATCATCCGGTATGCGCTGGGCAATCTGGTAAATGTCGTAGAACTGATTGCGTCCCTTCGGAGTGCCTGCAAAAACGCACCATCCGGTTTTGTCAGCAAGAGCCGGTCTTAACACATTGCCAAATACGCTGGGCTTAAAGTCACCGTACTCATCGAGATACAGGCCGCTAAACCCCAAGCCTCTCATCGCATCGGCGGAATCGCTTCCGAAAAGGCTAATCTTCGCGCCGTTAACCAGCGTCAGGGTCATTTGCGCTTCGTTTGCATCTTTGATGAGCGGCTGGGCGTAGTGCTTGAAGTAGTCCCACGCAATGCGGCGTGCTTGGTTCTGGTATGGGGCGACATACCCGAAGAGGCCGTTTGGCCCCTTGTACATAAAGGCTGCGCGGATGATGTCGTTAACCGCTGCGACAGTCTTGCCAGCACGCCGATGCGCGACGAGGCAGGCCCACCGCTTTGTGCGGTCGTGGAACGGCATGAAGGCCCGTCTAGGGCGGTACGGGAGTTCTACCCGCTGCTTCACTCGGGCTTGCCCCAAGTCGCCTCAATCTCAATCTTGCTGCCGTCAGGGCCGCTGTGTTCGTGGCGTGCGAGTTTAGGCACATGGTATTCGAGCAAATCGCTGAAGCACTTAAACGCCGCCTCTGCGCCCTTCTCTTGGTGTATCTCGTCGAGCCAACCCTGCAAGCGGTCTGCGTTGCCGTCTACGAAACGAGAGATGGCCTCCCTTGCGGCGGCTGTGGCCTTGTTGGGCGAACCTAACGCCCGTCCACCTGTTTTCTTTCCTTTTGCCATCTATAACTGTCTGTTTTACATCAATCTGCGGGGTAATACCCAAACTCAAGCAACGAATCGGGCCATGTCGTTACATCTTTTGCCTTGACCTTCATAGCCAATACCTTGCCTTTTTGCCCCGGCTTCAATTCTGCGAATTCTTGCGCCACGCTTTTATCAAGCGTAACCCAATCGCCTTTTGTAATGCCGCTTTTTGCATCGGTCGGAACACCGCGATAAATGGTTACTTCGGCGTCTGGATTGTCTCTTAATCGTTTAAGAGCAGCGACCGTGCCGGATTCTCTTGGGTCAGACCCACCAAAATAGCGTAGTGCATTTGGCCCGTAAATGTCCTCCCCAAACGCTTCGTATGCGTTGTCCAATCGCGCCGCGCCGCCTTCTACAGTCATTGGACGATGGCCCATACGATAGTCAGGAGCCGCCTCCAACGCCTGTGCAATCTTCTGCGGCGGTGCTTTCTGCCCGTCACGCTCCAATATGCGTACCTTCTTTTCCTCGCCGGGAAACACGACGAAGTTGCGCGTTCCGGTGCCGCTACCACCGCGACTGCCTGCGTCTAGGTAGCGAACGCCGGGAATGCCTGCCTCTTTAAGCATTCGGCTAACATCTTTACTTGCTAACCCGGTGCCGACAAACAAATTTTTTACAATGTCGCCGCCTAATGCGCGGTTGGCAGAATATTCAAGAGCGTATGGCGGGGTGCCTCGCTCCTTCATTTTAGCCATCACCATCGGCATCAAAACCCTCCGCACCGCCTCCGACTGCTCACTTAACGGCTTATCCCAATCGAGCATACGGTCTATCATCTCGTCGGGGAGGTCGGCTTTGTAAAAATGACCTATTGGGTAATCTTTTCCCCAAGTTATTTTTGCGGTTTTTAGCGCGTTAATTGCTTCCGTTGCGGCATTTTTTGCTTCAACGCTGCTATAAAATTGCAAATTTTCTCTCAAGTTTTTAATTGCGGAATCGGCATCACCACTACTGTTTTGCAATGCCGTTTCAGCAAATTTTTTACTTTTCCCGGTTATCGGCAATCCGAATTCAACTGTCATTTCTGGTTTAATTTGAGCCAGTTGTTTTTGATAACCTTTTGCTACATCGGGGCTTTCGGCAAGGTAAATCCCATGCCCATACGCCTGTGCGCCCTCACCCGTGCCAATCTTGCTAGCGTCAAACTCGCCTAACGGGTTGGCCTCCGTTTCGGGGAACCGATGCGGAGTGCCGTGGTACACATCTAGTTCAGCGATGGGGGCGGTTTTGCGTAGCGCGGCGGCTATCCGCATAGGGTCAACCATCGACCCTGCGTATTCACCGGCGGCGCGGGGGCTGGTCATTGCCTGCTGTGCGCGTTCAACCTCGCCTTGTACGAGAGCCTTGCCCGTCTGAACCGGCTGCGTGACGATTGCCTTGCCGATGGTACCGAGGTCTTGGGCGGCTTGGTCTAGGCGAGGGGTCGGGCGGTCGGCGGCTTGGGAGAACTCTGCCGTCGTCATGCGCCCGATGTTGGGGTCGCTCGTAAAGGCTTCGAGGGCGAGTCCACCGACATCCCGTGCGCGGTCTGCGAGGGTATCGACTACCCCGCCACCGAAGTCAGCGGCACGGTCGCGCATCTGCTGGAGGTATTGCAGCGCGGCTGCATACCGCGACGGTTCCGCTTTTTTCATTGCTTTGGGTTAACTCGCCGTGCTTCTTGCTCATGTAATCGTTCAGCGTAGCGTGTGCTTTCTTCCGGTGTTTTAAATTTGCCGAGGTGTTCGCCGGTTCGACGATAGTGCTTGATGGCTTCATCTTCACTTACGATGCGCCCGTTGACGACTGTGGGGATGAGAACTTCTTCGCCGTCAATGTTAACGCCCATGCTGCGTATCGTACTAATACCGCCTTCACCGGGGATTTCGTTCTTTACTCCAAGCCGTTCGTTTAGGTTGATGTTTCCCGGTTCAGTTAGGTCAAACATCGCCATATCTTCTGCGCGGTAATTTCGCAAAGCGTCGGCTATTTTTTTAGGTTTATATGGCATTACCTATGCGCCATTATTCAAGGTTTTCGAGTTTGTACTTGAGGCTCGTCACCGCATCAACCACGGCATCGAACAGGTTAACAAGGTCGGAGTCTTTCGGGAGTGAGCCTTTGATTTCGTCGAGGAAGGTCAGCAGCGACTTCACATACGCCTTCGGGTTGCTGTTCTTGTGGAACTCGACATCGTAGTCCGTGATGATGCCGTAGCGTCCCTGATACGCCTCGGCGTACTTGTCCACAAGGTCGGGAATGGCTTCGTAGTATTCTCCGAGCGCCATGTGCTGCGCGAAGGACTTGGTGGCAAGATGCTGAAGGTGCGTGATGGTCGCGCTGTGGAACATGGTTCCGACAAAAAGCGCAGCGGTTTTTTCGTGAGCAGCCATGACTCTCCCCTATGGTACGATGATGCTAGACCCCTACAGGGAAGGATGCAAGCATGACTACTATCTCCGAAGCCTACCGCGCACAGCAGGTCGAACTGCACACTAATCCCAACTATGGCGTGGCCTCCATCGCCTTTGCGCCCATCGTTGCAAAGTTAATCGTGGATAACGGCATCAAGTCGTTGTCCGACTACGGTGCTGGCAAGAAAAACCTGCAACGCGCCCTTGAGCCTGCGGGTATCTCGATTGACTACCGACCCTATGACCCAGCCTTCCCAGAGTACGGCGACCCGCAGGAAGCCGATATGGTTTGCTGCATTGATGTGCTGGAACACATCGAACCCGACCGGCTCGACGCGGTGCTGGATGACCTTGCCCGTATCATGCCCCGGTTGGGTTTCTTCAGCGTCCACACGGGGGCGGCTGGCAAAACCCTTTCGGACGGCAGGAACGCCCACCTCATCCAAGAGCCTGCGCGGTGGTGGCTCCCACGGCTTTGCGAACGCTTCCACATTCACCACCTCCAACACCATCAACTCATGGGTCAAGGCTTCTGGGTCGTCGTCAGCCGCGTCTGAAGCCACGCAACCGTTTTGGCAGGGTCACGGGCTAGGTACCACATCCCCAAAGGCTCAAACGCCATCTGGAAGCGTTCTTGACCCCTTCGCAGTTTTCCCGTCGGGGTCTTGATTTCGAGGAACGCCGCGAAGCCGGGGGCGGTGATTAGTTTATCGGGTACGCCCTGACCTGCCTGCCCCAAATCGTACACCGTAAACCCCGCCGCTCTCACGGCTGCGGTGATGGCGGCATCGTTAGCATCACGGCGTGCGGCGTAGCGCATCAGAAAGACCCGTCAGCCCATTCGTACCAGA